CCCTTCTCTTTTGTCACCCTTTCTAGCCGGGCAAGCATTTTAGAAGCGTTCATTAGAAAGGGATGTCGTCGTCAAAATCTTCGTCAGGCACTTCTGCGGCCTTTGGCATTTTTGCCATCGCAGCCAAGCCTTTCGGTTCTTCTGCTTTACGACCTTTAGAGTGAGCAGCCGCCATCTCAAATGATTGCTCAACCATCTCGCATAAGAAGTTGGGCAGACCCTCAAAGACATCGCACATCTCTTTTGACCTGTCGCAGCTTTCACCGCTGAACTCTAGGCAGTAATCTTCGAGGTCAAACATGACCTGATCATTGGCCGTTGCAACTTTCTTTGCTCCACCATCCGGTTTGAAAATCGAAACGATTTTAGCTCTGCCACCGGCAGTGTGCTCAACCTCTAGGTCACAGCTCACGCCGAGTATGTTTGCCATATCAAAAGACTTCAGCTCGTCCTCTGTAAAAGAACGACCGCGCCACGATTTAAGGTCTTTATGCAGAGCGCTGTTCTCGTTGAGCGATAACGTATACTGCTTGAAGATGGAAAACGGCTGATCTTTTGCTGTTCGTAGATCAGGCAATTCAAAGAACAAAAAAATTGTGTGACGCTTCTTTGGTTCCTCGTCTTTGAACCTCTCTTCACGAGTTCCCGCGTCCACCAGTTTGTAACAAATTGCTCGATGCGTACCGATTGGTACTACCTCGAAATCACCACCACCACCACTGCTTGCTGTTATTGCCATGTTGCTTTCCCTTGTGTTGTGTAAATGTTTGCACTATCGTACACACCTCTAAATGAAAAGCAAGCGGAAAAAGACCCATGGCAATAAAAGTATCTCGACCCACCAAAAATCAAAGTACGCCATTCACGGCGGACGCTAAGACCGAATTTGAAAATTTTCTGCTCAGCAATGGCATGACCGTTGACCCCAAGACCGGGTTAAAAATGGACGGCACGATTGGCCGCGCTTACATGGAAGTTGACGGCAGACGCAAGCTAACCGGCTGGTATCAACTATGGTTAAACCAAAGTGTGCCATACGGAAGATGCGGCGATTACCGTATCGATCACGTTGAACCGACAGCGCAATGGCGACCAAACAACGGCGCTCGTTACGAGATGACCGAAGAGCAAAAGGCAGAGATCAAGCGCTTGCAGGAAGAGGCTAAGGTTGAGCTGGCCAACAAGCAAACAAAGGCGGCGAAGATTGCACAGACGATCTGGGATAAGGCTACGCCGGTCGAAAAGCACCCATACCTTGAGCGTAAGCAAGTGCTTTCACACGGTCTCAGGCAGCATGAAGATGGCAGGCTAATCATACCCTTGCTGGACGCGCAGCTAGAGATCGTCGGGCTGGAATACATCGATGATGACGGCGGCAAGAAATTCCTGACGGGCACCAAAAAGAAGGGCAGTTTCTTCATCTTGGGCGAGCATATGCTCAAAGATGCCAAGGTGATCAATTACGCAGAGGGATATGCGACAGCGGCGAGTTATTTTCAGGACATGCAACAACCCGTGATTGTGTGCTTTGACGCAGGCAATTTAAAGCCGGTAGGCGAGACGATCTCGGACTATTTCCCCAAGGCGAAGCATATTTTTATCGCAGATGCGGATGAATCCAAGACGGGGGAGATCAAGGCTGTCGAGGCGAGCCAAGCGGTGCGAAGCCGTGGCGCTGAAAGCGAGGTGCTCATACCGGAGGGGTTGGGAGACTACAACGACCACGCGGTAGAGGGTGAGCTGATCCCGAAATTGAAGCCCGTTACGGTACCAGCAGAGTTCGATTTCAACCGAAGCGAGCGAGGCAAATACCTTAATACCAAGGGTAATGTTGAGGGTGTGATGATCCTGAACGGCATCAAGTGCGCTTACAACGTAATCAAGAAGCGCATGGAGATCTTCGTACCAGACTCGAAGTTTATCCAAGACATGCGCGAAGAGGCGGCGCTGATCGAGATCGAAGACAGATGTATACAAATGGGCATACCTCATACCAAGGTCCGTGACTATCTCAAGCTGCTGGCGGTTGAATACAACCCTGTTAAAGATTGGATGGAATCTAAGCCATGGGACGGTCAGAGCAGGCTACAGGCGTTCTTAGATAGCATCACAAGCCCCAATCAACCGCTCAAAGAGATGCTGATGAGGAAGTGGTTGATCAGTTGCGTGGCGGCAGCGTGTGAACCGAATGGGGTTGAGCTGGAAGGCATACTGGTGTTTCAAGGGGCGCAAGGTCTAGGCAAGACCCTATGGTTTAAACGCTTAGCCAACTATGACGAGGGCTGGTTGCTCGAAGGCGCAACACTCAACCCAAGCGATAAGGATTCAGTAAAGCAAGCCGTCAGCCATTGGATCGTCGAGCTGGGGGAGATCGAGAGCACCTTCAAGAAGTCGGACATCGACCAGCTCAAGGCGTTTGTCACCAAGAAAACCGACGAGCTGCGGCTACCTTACGACCGGGCATTCACGACTTACCAGAGAAGGACAGCGTTTTACGCGAGCGTCAATGCACGAGAGTTTCTGACCGACACCAGCGGCAACCGAAGGTTCTGGGTGATACCGGTCAACGGTATTGATGTGAACCATGGTGTCGATATGCAGCAGCTCTGGGCAGAGGTGAAAGAGACGATGTATCGGCAGGGCGAAAAGAACTGGTTTCTCAGCCCAGATGAGCGAGCGCAGTTGCAAGAAAGCAACGAGCTTTACCGCACCCAATCCAGTGTCGAGGATCTCATCCTTGAACACGTTGACTTCCAATCGGACAACACCAAGCCAGTGCAGATGACCAAGCTGCTGAGAGATTTGGGCGTCAATAGTCCACGCATGGCAGACTTCAAAGATGCGGCGAGGATACTGTCAGAGCATGGCAAAGAACCGCGCAGAAGCTCAGGCAAAAAGATCTACGACCTGTGCTACTCAGCCATCGAAGACGACAAATCAGACTCATTTGGTTTTTCCCCGAAGGGGTGGGACTAGCTGCCCGAGTGTGGGAACCACACTCATACACGGGCCGTGGGGTGTTCATGTAAATGGCTAAATCTATCATGATGAGTGTGAGGTAAAAAAAATGCCACCCTATACCCTATATGATGGAGGAGTTAAGTTGTTGTTTACCTTACGTTTATACTATAGGGTAGGGTAGGGTACTATATATATAAATATATATAATATGACCATGTAAATGGTAGTAGGTGGTATTTACATGGTGTGCTTATAGTATTAGTCAGAAGGCTATACCCTACACTTGACACACTTGGCTCATCAGGAGACTGATCATGGTAGACTACAAGTTTGAGTGGGACTTCGAGCAAACACGCGAGGAGAATTACCGAAGGTGGCGGCAGTTGAACAACGCGGAGCGTGACGCCTACGGTCTCGCGCAGGAGCTGGAAGCTGGGGCGCGGCAGATATTCAATAAGATGGAGGGACGATGGCGGAGCGAGGCAGACCGAAAAAGGAACGACCACAACTTGTGGAGATGCCAAAACAGTTTGATGCGGACAGCGAGTTCGGGCTGACCGAAATGCAGACGGCTTTCGTTTGGCACTACACGCAAGGCGGGTGTGGGCAGACGGAGGCGGCAAGGAAGGCAGGCTTCAGCTTCCCAGCGATGAGCGCGTCGAAGCTGATGAACGGGCGCGACCATCCAAACGTGGTTAAAGCAATCCGAGCGGAGCAGGAAGAGTTGCGCCAGAAGTTCGCTATAACGCCAGAGAAGACTGGAAGTATGCTGTGGAAGATAGCAGAGACCAGCTTCGAGAACGGGGCTTATAACGCCGCTGTAAGCGCGGTGAAGGAACTGAACCAGCTCGCAGGCTTGACGATACAGCGTAGCCAAAACCTCAACATCAACGCCAACCTCGACAGCATGACGAAGAGCGACATCAAGTCGCGGCTGAACGAATTGCTGGGAATATCCGACGAGATGAAGGATAACGACCATTGATCGGTTTTATCAATAGATAATCGAAAATCGATAGATCAAACAGATAACCGAGAAAGAGACCTCTCTTTCTCTCTCGGCCGCCAGCGCCGGGAAAATCAGCTCTTCCCGCCCTCCCTCCGCTAAATCCTTGCAGATCAAAGGCTTGCGAGACAAACCTCATAACCTGAGCTATCAGTTCAACGGTTCTGGTTTGGACGCCCGTGCTCACAGGCAGCGAAATAGCCGGTCAGAACCACGGCCATTACTGATCAACCGCCTTCAGAGCCGCTGAGAGCGCCTCTGCCGGACGTTTGAGGTAAAATCTTGGACCCCTATGGATTGGATTTTTGTCCTTGAAAATCGATCTGAAGGGCTGTCGTGACCCCCTTTTTTCGATCTCAGCAGCAGCGCATAGCTATAGCTGAGTTTGGCGCATACAATATAAAAAAATATTTCAACGAAAAAGGGGTACCCCGGAGGTGAGCAAAACCGTAAGGGAAAATTTTGCCCGGAGGAGTAAGGGTACCCCCTGTTTCAGATTGTCTTGCAAGGTACCCCTATTTGCAACAAAATTGCCCAAACTTTTG